TAAATTTATTAATCTATTAACCTTATCATTTATTCGTACTACCAACCCAGTTGTAGACAATTTAACATCTTCTTCATTTTCTAATGTAGTACCCATTGCAATATTTGAAGGACCGTAATCATATTGTTTTTTACAAAACAAGTCGTAATCCTCCTGTTGTAATCTCTTAAACTCACGAGTCATTATTGGATAATGTAATTCCAAATGTTCTGCTGGACTTAAATTTTCCTTTTTGACTTTCTTTTTCGGATAAGATTTCTTCTTACTACTTTCTTTTATAACTTTCACTATTTACTCCTTTTTAAAAACAAAAATTGGCTCATATTTATATCCAGCTCCCATAACTGAAGATAAAGTTAATTGGAGAGTTTCTTCTTGTTTAAATCCTAATTCTTTAGAAATTTTAACAGTTGCATCTTCTATAAATTTATACTTAGGTGTATTTGCGATATTATATAACATATAACCACCTTTTTTTAATCCATAATAACAATTCTCTATAGTCTTTCTTAAAAATCCATTCTCCCACTTATCTTCTGATGGATACTTAATATAACTTTGTGTGAGCTCATCGGAATACTTTTCCGTATCGAAATAAGGTGGTGAAGTAAAACATAAATCGAGTGATTCTTTTTCAGAAACAAAATCTTCACTTCCTTTCATATAAATATCAACTTTCTTATTTAGATATGTAAAATCTTTTTTCATTTCTAATAACCCATTATATGTCCTCGTGGCAGGTTCAGTTCCAATATAATGTTTAGTATTTGATGATGCTAAAAACCCCAATAACCGTCCGCCCCAACCACTTGACATATCTCTTATAACTCCACCACCACCATACTTCTCATATATTAGTTTGGCTGCTGTTGGTCTAAAATTAGATACTGATTGAGTGCCTGTATATATTTTAAGTGATTGTCGTAACCTATTTTCACGAAATATATTTCTTTCCACTTCTTCCTCTTCATCATTACCATGTTTCATTTGCCACTTCCAGGCCTTCCTAATTGTAGATTTAAATTTATCATCATCATTAAAAGTTTCCATTGGTGATTTCATTGCGTCACCACATCTAATTTCCCAAAAAAATGGAAAATATGACCAAGCTAATCTTAAACAGTGCATAGTCTGAATAATTTGATTATCTATAAAAATAGTATTAACATCAAACTTCCTAAGTTTCTTCATGTGTTGATGCTTTTCTTGTTCTGTTATACTGTAATGTGGGAATCCATGCCTTCGATAATAATCAAAGATTACTTCAACACCATAATCTATATTTATAGTATTTATATTATTTGTAACCTTATAAAATTCTAAATCTTCTTTATCATACTCTGTAAATTTAGATAGAACTTCATAATCAACTTGTTTCATCTCAAATGTAAAGTTTCAATTTGTCTTGGATCAGTTCCATAACTTTCAAGAAGAGAATATAACTCAGCCTTTCCCTGTTCGGTCATATAATATCTATCAACATATTCTTCTGATTCTAAATTACTGACGCTAAAATGTTTTGAAACTAATTCAAGCAACCACTGTGGATATTCCATCTCTTTTCTCCCTTTAACATAACGAAGCCACTGCTTCCCTTTTGGTAAAATATCAATATACAATCTATATAAATCTTTTGGTGATATTGGATATTTCTGAATTTCATTTACAAAATCTACCCATTCCACCTTCATAGATAAGAAACGATTTATCATATAATTTGACCAAGTTTTCTTATCTCCTTCTGTTAGAAATTCCCAATAATTTTTATTCTGAATCTCCGTCAGATTTTTTAGGTGATGAAACAGATTCTTGCTTTTTATCTTCTTTTTTTGGTTTATCTTCCTTCGGTTCTGGTTTTTTCTTGTAATCGGTTTCATAAAATCCTGTTCCTTTAAATATAACTGCGGGTTTTGAAATTTTCCTTCTCATTTCAGTTACCACTCTTTCAATACTATAAAATGGTAAACTTTTTAACTCTACACAATCAGGGCAGTCTGGAGCCTTATCATCTACTTTCTGTAAAACTTCTTCTTCGTGTCCACAATTAGGACAAACATACTCATAAATCGGCATCCTCAGTCTCCACTAGATTTTTATATATCTCCATAATTTCTCCACAACTACCACAAGAATAAACTTGAACTGGAACTACAGCTTCTTGTCCTGTCGGTGACATTATTGGCGATATTCTCTTAATAATATATGTAAGAAGAAATACATTGTTATTGCACTTTTTACATTCCAAAGTCTCTGCCTTAGATATATCTACATTAACTTCAGAGTTTGATGATTGTGTTAATTTCTGCATTATTTTATTACCTCATCTCTTAAATTATTTAATCATATCAGCAATGGTATCCGCAACCAAATCTGACTTCTCATCATCTATTGCATGTAAATCAGCTAAATAATGCCCGAATAAATGTCGGGCTTGATAAACATCATCACAGTCTAGATCATTTATTCTAACTTCACCTGGTGGATCTGTTACATCACAAGGGTCTGTTGGTAATGCTTCTCGTATTGTTTTAGGTTTCGGTATACTATATACTTCAAATAACCGTTCAAATTCATTTTTTACTGTTTGATAATTACTCATTGCATTCCTCTATATAATTTCATCTACTAATCCATATTCAAGACACTTTTTGGCATCCCAAAGTAAATCATGTTTCAATATTTCATCTAATTCTTCTGTTGGAACTTTAGTATGTTCTGTATATACAGTTCTAATAGTTTCCATCATCAAATCTAAATTCTTTTTCTCATCCTCTATTTCAGAATACTTTCCCCACAATTGTGAAGATAATTGATGAATTAACATATATGAATTTTTACTCATAAATCTTTTCTTGCCTACTACTGAAAGAAATGTAGCTGCACTTGCACAAAATCCATCTACAAAAGTGTATACAGGAACATTACATCTTGAAATTGTATCCATAGATGCAATACCAGCAGTGATTGAACCTCCACCTGAATTTATAAATAATCTAATTGGTGGTGGATCAATTTCTAATACATTAGATACTGTAAGATGTTTTGCTTCTAATTCACTAAGTTTGTGATTTAATTCAACTACCGTTTCTCTATTCACTCCAGAATAATAATATATTTTATTTTCATAAACTGAAATATGTTTTTCTTCACCTGGTTTTACATTTTTCTTTGGTGCCGGATTTTTTTCTCCCCAATATTCTTTCATTTTATTGCTCCTAATAGTTCTATAATCATAGCCATAGCATTAATCTCTTTATCCACAACTTGTGCATCTGATAATTCATACCTGGCAATTATTAAAATACATTCTGCTACATGACCCTTACCATATTCATCTACCTTATCATATAACAACCTAAATAAATCTGCAAAATCTTTAACTTGATTGTCTGCTAACAATTGTCTTGTATTTCTAAAAGCGTTCTTCTTATCTTGTGTCTTTAATATTTCAAGTACTTTTAATTTATAATCCCTCTCTAACAAACTCTCTTTATCTATCTTAACAACTCCATCTACTACCTGTCGTTGAGCAGAATTAATTACTCTACGAATATCTGGATAACCTGAATCAATCACCAATTTCAAATCCTCAAGTTCATATCCTACACTTTCTTCTCCCAGAATTTCTACCAATCTTTTCGCAACATCTGGTTTAGATGGTGGTGTTGTCTGAAACAACTGACACCTACTCTGAATGGGATCAATAATTCTCTCAACAAAATTACAAGTTAAAATGAACCTACAGTGTCTACTAAATGTTTCCATTAAGTTCCTTAGTGCAGCTTGTGCATTAGGAGTTATATAATCACACTCATCAAGAATTACAATCTTCAATTCTTTAAACCCAAGTGTTGACGCAAACATCTTTACTTTATTTCTGATTGTATCTACATTATTTTCATCACTCGCATTAATATAAATAGAATCACATTCAATATGATTAACAAGTATTTTAGCAATAGTGGTTTTGCCTGTACCTGGTTTTCCATAAAACAAAAGATGTGGTAAGTCACCATTCTTAAGATACAAAGACACCTTACTCTTAAGATGCTCGTTCCCAATATAAGTATCTAAAGTGGAAGGTCGATACTTTTCAACCCACAAATAATGGGATAATTTATCAGTCATTCCTCTTTCTCCAAATCCACGTTGGTTCTCCAAATAACCCCGCTCTATCAGGCAATATATATTCGGGTTTTCTATTGGCTACTTCTGTTACTTTTGCAGTCCCAACTCCAATACAATTGGGTCTTTTTGCCATCTCATAACCTATACAATCGTCATATTGACTGTCAGGAAATGTATCTAAAAAATCATTCATTGGATCACAAATAGACAACCATCCTTTTTTTCTACCTTTACTGGCTGCATTTACATCACTGATATTGACTAATAAATATCCACCTGGCTTCAAAGTTTTCCAAATATTTTTTAATGCTTTATGTAAAAACAATTCATTCCAACTTTCTATATCTTTATACCTAACCCAACTCTGAGTTTTATCATAACTGTATCTCTCAACATTAAAATATGGTGGACTTGTGAATACTAAATCAAAGAAACTTTCATATTTACTCAAATCTACATCCTCTGCTGGTTCACACATAAAATCTGACTTTTTAGGTTCTTCAAAAAATCCTAAATGTTTATTGTAAAACTCGGCCTGTTCTTCGTATATAGGATGGTTCTCTTCTCTCGGGTCAATACCAAGATAATACTTCCCAGTATTAGATGCGTAAAATCCAGCCAACCTATCTCCCCAACCCATACTAAAATCAAGAATATTTCTTGCTTCATAAAAATCATAAATTGCCTTGGCAACATTTGGTTTGAATTGAGAACAAATATACTTACGAAGTGCAATACAAGACCTTAAAGTTCCTCTACTTACTCTTTCTACTTCCAATGTAAAGAGTGAACCTAACAATGTATACATAAACTTCGGATTGTTCCAAGTTCTAAGAGGTCCTGGTGAAATTGTACCATCAACAGACCATCTATTTTCTTGTTGAAAATAATTACTCGCACTATTTCCAGTGTTGATTCGCCTAACTATCTTATTACCAAGAGGCCATTTATAATCAGACCTAGCAAACCACTCACTTTCAATTGTAACATCATACCAATGAGTTGCTTTCAATTTCATGAAATCATTGTAAGCCTGTTTTTTAGATATTACTTGATACGGTGGTTCATAGTCAGCCAAAATTTCTACAAGTGAATCTTGTATGTCGTGTCTCTCGAAATTCTTCTTTATATAATTCCACTCTACTTCATCAATAAAAATGTAAGGCTCCATATTTCTAAACTTATCGAAATATGTTAAGAACATTAAA